TCGTAATATTTTCAATCACAACAGGTATATCTCTCTTCTCTCCAATGGTACTTACAAGATCAACACTCAAATTATATGCAGGTTGGAAATATGGTAATATCTGCTCAACAATCTGAAGCATATCATCATTCAACTTAGTGAAGACTGCTAACTCAAAAGACATATTATAAGGAACAGGCATGAATGTTTTTCTAATTGCCGTTGCCACCCCTACTGTCTCTGATTTGAAAGTTTGAGTTGTTGTTACTTTCCTTGATCCATCATACTGTAAACCAGTAAACTCAAATGACATTCGTGGTAATGATACTTGAGTTGCCTTATTAAGATCAGGAGATTGCTGCAATCTTGCTAAAAACTTCTGAGTTGGCCCATATGCAAGAGGAACTTTAATGACACTTGATACATCACCATCAGAATCATCATGTTTAATCTCTATTCCATTAAAAAGAGTTCCAAACGAAATAATCGTTCGTCTTAGTATTTCGTGATAATAATACTCAAACATCTTTTTAGACCTGTTATCTTATATTTAGGGTGTTCCAAAAGGATTAGTCTCAGTGAAATCTAAAATATCATCTGCTGCATTTTCAATTTCTAGATTAGAAGGATATTCATCAACTGTGTTATCTGTTTGTTCAATTTTTAATTGATAAACTGCACCACTTTCATTACCTGTAATGTTCTCACCCATCACAAAGTCCCCTGTAGAATTAGAAATTACTAATTCACCAGATACAGCATTCCATGTCTTCACAAGAGCAGTTATGCCGCTAGAAGATCCTGTGACAGTTTCATTATCAATGTAGGTTCCCTCTCCAGCCATATAAGGAGATCCAATGGTGATTGTAGGTGCGACAGTATATCCAGCACCAGCGTGTGTAACAAATACATTGGATATGGTTCCACCAGAACTTACCACTGCGATAGCAGTAGCAGTTGTTCCAATACCTGGAGAACTGAATGTAACAGAAGGTGCAGTAGTGTATCCAGAACCACCGCTTGATAGAGTTACAACTCCAACCACATTATCCGATATTCTAGTTGTTGCAGCTGCACCTACTCCATTACCATCATCGGGTTGTAATATAACGATACCAGGATTATCAGTATAATCTCTACCTGGATTTGTAACGTATATTCCTTGGACTTTTTCTCCTATTTCAGTTCCATCACAATTTACTAATCCAGACATAAGTGTAGCGATACCAGTAGCAGTTCCTCCTGCGGTTGGAGAAGATGAGATGGCCACGGTAGGAGCAGATGTATATCTCTCACCCCTATTTGTAACTATAATTTGATTAACACCGCCACTGGTGATAATACCAGCAAAAGCCGTTGCGGTGGTTCCTGCAGCAACCAAAGTAAGAGTTCTAAGATTAAAGTCTGTATCGAATGTATCATCAATCTCTGCAATACCAGTATCCAAAATCTCATCTTCTGGTCTGAAGAGTTGACAGGTAAGAGTATAAACGTAATTTTTTCTTAACTGGTAGAATGGTTTTTCATGCTCTACAAATTTAATTTCAAATAACCTATCACCTAATGGAAAATAAATTAGATCTCCCTCTTTAGGTCTTGTAGATAATTCTACGTTTGGTAGATTTTCAATTAATGGACTAATATAATTTTCAAATCTCTCTTTTGATATGGTTACTGTTAGTTCATTTTCTGCTTGTATTCCAAACTTGGAGAGCATTACACTGTTTTCGTTATACCCATCAAAATTTTCTACATATGCTTCTATGGGATATGAATAATTAAAATCAGATTGTATTACTTCTTTGATAACATTATCAGTCGTTGCATATTGACGAGGAAGATAAAAACACTCAACCCCATATATTTTCAACTGTTCATTAATAAGATTCTGAACTAAATTCTGTTCACCAGAAGTTCCTTGAATAAAGTAAGGATTTAATGCCATTAGCCTATCATATCAAGAGGTGGTAATTCATAAGTATTAGACATCATCTCTCTAATAATTTCAAGATCTTTCATTCCATCCTCGTAAATGGCTCTACCATCTAGTTCTATTCCACCAGGTAGTTTTACTCCTTGGAACTTTAATAAGTTTTGTCCCCATTGTCTTTTGAGGAGAGCAGTTGTATATCTCTTTAGGAATGAATCATTCCATACTCTTTCATAATCATTAGCGTCTATTGTTCTATAACAATCTATGATTATATAATCACCTGCAGTCAATTCACTCCAATCAACATCTAGATATAATCTATCTTGACGTTGGTTAAATCTAAACTGCTTTTGTGTTGTTAATGCAAACTCTAAGTCAGACAAATACGTTCTTGTCATATTATAAGTGAGCATTTCCAGTGATCCAAAGAAGTAAATATCATTTAAGAATAATTGATATTTAATACTAAACATACCACTTGACATGGATTGTGATCCATCAAAGTGAAATACTTTTTCTACTCCAATCACTGCAGGAGGGACTTGCAAATAATTACTATTTTCCTCCCAGTCAAATTGCATTTGAGCACCATCAATGGTTGCCGTTGCTGTGGTTGTTGTTATTCCTAATACTCCGTCTTGACCAGGCCCCTTTCCCCTATCAATATCATCCTGTGTTACTTGATATTTCAAATATGTCCTTAATACACCATCAAAATGTCTTTCATAAAAATACTGAAGAGCATCATCAATTATATCATCTACTTGTTCATCAGCAACATTAATTTCCAGCACAGGTGCTCCTAGTTGCCTTAAACAATAATCTTTTAATTGAGATCTACTTGCTGGTTGTGCCATCTATTTACTATTCCTGTGAAATTATTTAGGAAGGTGCGGAGGACACACCAGCGTTAACTATGACTGATCCTTTTACAACTTTGTAAACTGTTAATCCAGATCCAACATTAACATCATAAACATATCTTCCCTCCACTAAATTTCTAGTGGTTGTTGATCCTAAAGATATATTTAATTTACCACCAGCTGCACTAGTAAATCCAACTGTAAATGTCGCAGCAGCTGCATCGGTAGCACCTATTGCTACACTTTTTATCATTTGAGACGATCCAGTATAATCCGTAAAATTAAATGCCGTCCCGTCGGGATTTTTTACCGTAAATGTATTACTAAAATTTGCTCCACCATTAATTGCAATATTAGACTCAAAAGGAGTTCCTGATTCTAGATCAAAGGTTATATTTTGATTAGCCATTTACTAACTCCTTGAGTAAAGATTTAATTTCATTAATTTCATTTTTTAAATGTGCGAGATCTTGCTCCATTGTATCCACTTTTTCTGTCTCTTTATTTTTAGTTTTTTTCTGAGACATGTAACGATTATAATCAGATGTATTTCGATTTACAATAGAATTGGTTGTAGAATCTCTATACAATCCACCATGTCCTTCCACTTTTAAATATGACATATTATGCAAGTGCAAGGACTCTTAAATTCCTCATTCTAGGAGGATAACTTTGACTTGTAGAAGTCATTACTATTTTAATTCTATAGAACTTGAATGAAGGAAGATCATTAATACTAAATGTATATTCCTTAAATTCATCACTTGGTGTCAAAATCTCCTCATTTGTAGATGGGAAGACAAATGAATCTGATCTTCCATCATTATCAGCCACGTCAATTATTTGACCATTATCATCAATATTATTGAATCCTGGGAAAGGCATGTAAACTGGATCAGTTCCAGCAGAATTGCTGATCGCATAGAATGCTCTGATATCAGCATCAGTGTTTACGTATGCATCAGAAATAATTTTCAAGGTAGTGGCAGAATTTTCCAACTGAAATTCTTTAGAAAGATATTGGAAAGCATTAGGATCATCAAACGCACTGTTCACTCTATTGTCAGTTACATAATTAGAGATTGGTGCATTAACTCGATTAGAAACAAAAATAACACTTGACCTTTGGGTATCAATTATTGGAGATAATCTAGAATCAGTGCTAGAGAAATTAACTCTCATATTAAAAGATTTATTTCCAGGTAAAGTAGTCAAGTTATTAGTTTGATTAATATCAGAAGCCACGATGCGAGGAGAGGACATATAATTATTTTGTCCTAGTGACACACCCTCAAATCCTTTATCCACATAAGGAATTTCATTTCCATCCAAACTTGCTCCTGTAACAGTCCTTACTTCTGAGGTAAGATCAGTTCCTGTTAGAGTAAGATTTTGAATTTGTGGCTTAATAACCTCAAAAGGAATATTTTGAGTGGCAGTTACATTATCTCCGCCAGCTGATTTAGTTTGACCCATGTAAAGAATAGGGAAACTTTCTCCAGTGGATCTTCCTAAACCACTTGATCCCATATCAAGTTTAATATTGTAGGAGTCAAATGTAATAGAATTAGCAATTGATACATTTCCTAAGTAATGAGTTTTATTAATTCTTCTTAGAGAAACGCCACCAAGTTCATATTTATAGACTGGAGTGCCAGCAAGATAATTCTTAGTGGTGGTAGAATCAATAGATCTAGAAGTAATACCAATAGTAGTTCCATCTGCACTTTCATAGGAAAGAATTTCTTCCCCAATCCTTAAATATCCATAGTTAGTAGTTCCAACTCCTACATTTTCAAACTGATCAAAGTTAGTAGAACTATCAACTGTTATATTTCCTGTCTCTGATGTTGCGAGATCATTTACTAGTTTTGTGGGAATGATATCACTTTGCACCTTAGAGACAGTCACATAGTTGTCAGTAAAATACATTCCATGATTTTTATGATTAACAACGATATTTAATCCAGTATTGACAGTTTCAATATCTGAAATTGTTACATTACCACCCACATTATTTGCACCATTAAGATCTGTTGTAAGACCTGTGTTGTTAATATACCTAACTGTATTTCCTGTTCCTGTTATAAAGTCACCTTGAACATTGTCAAGAATTAACTGAGATGTATTTGCAATAGAAACCACTGAAAGTCGAGCATTTAATCCTAATGAATTATTGCCGATAGTTCCTATTCCTAGAACATCACCTGGAACGTATCCTGTTCCACCAGAACCAACAATAAAGGAAGAGATGGTTGCAGCAACTGCTACACCATTAGATATGGTTATATCAGCCACAGCATCATTTCCAGCAGCCGTGACGTTTGTTAGAGGAACTTGATTAAATTGGAAAGTGCCTGATAATGGTGTATATCCAATACCAGCATTTATAATATTTAAAGTTCCTGTTGCAATACCTGCATTACCAACATAAGTTCCTGTTGCATTACTGCCATGTTGAAGAACTGTATTTCCAATTGTAAGATCTGTATCATTTAAGGTAGATCCAATCCCCACCTTAATTTTTCTTCCTGTTAACTGCAATGGATCTGTTAATAAATTAGCAACTTGCCTATTACCAACTGTTAATTCAGGATTATAAAACTCTATAGATCCAGTAGTTGCAAAATCTGCTCTATAAAGGCTATACTTAAGATCTTCCCACTGACTTGGTTCCCATGTAGAAGCATTCTGTGATTTAAATAGAGATCCTAAAGTTGGTTGTTGAGATACAGATGTTTGTGTTAATAAATCAATCTCCCCCACTCTTGAGATAAAAACTGAATACTGAGCAGAGTCGGAGAGAAGAACCATACAATATTCAATACCACCCTCCAAGTAAACAGGAGACTTAAAGGTAAATGTTGTACCAA